TTTCGGAGAAAGCTCGTTAGCGGCTCCCCTATACCGGTGGCGTCACAAGCTACCTTTGTGCACCCCCACATACATATTATGTCAAGCATCTGTGGATATAGGTCGCTGTGCTTCTTCCCCACCCAGGCATAATGTTCAACCACCTTTATAGAAGGATGGGTGTCGGGTGGGGTGGGGGGTATTAGCTCCCCTATGGTGATCACTGTGGCGTCTCTCCCCGGCCTAGTTAATATCTCATCCTCTAGCTGTTCGCTTTCACCAGCGAAGTCAATACCTGCGATGTAGAGCGCCGGTGGGGTGGGGGTGCGGCTTCGGGCATGGCTTCCCTGGGTCATGGCTATCTGAGTTGGGGTTAGATACCCCCCACCGCCTCTTAGTGGCAAGAGGGCATACTGAGTCAAGAAGAGGGGGTGCGTCTCTCCTAACCTCTCTCTCTCAGATTCCACGAACGCCTTGTAGTGGGGATTGTATTTCGATATCTCCTGCCAATCATACCTGAAATGCCTCTTGATACCATCCTTCTTTTCTAATTCGAGATTAGTCTGTTTTATCTCTTCTAATAGGGTGGTATCATCCCAGGTTGTGCCATAGTGAATCGTGGTGGTATTAAAGGCAGATGCCATCGGCCTGAACTCTTTGGTATATTTGTCTCTGGACACGTCCTGGGATTCGTCTATCTCTAATAGAACCTCTGCTGTGTGCCCTACCACCGAGCTTGTCTCATCTGCCGATAGGAATATCCACCTGGCATTGCCTAGCCTTATCATATAGCCCGCTTCGGTTAGCCACAGACCTATGAATCCGAAGTCGTCTAGCCTTTGCTTCAACCTTCCCATGCTGATTAGAGTTTGGGGTTTGAATGTTGGACTGCACTTAACAGAGTTACCCCCAGATGCCATGAACATTGTTAGTAATAGAACTTCGAGATGCGCTGACAATTCATTCTTTCCACCTTGCCTTGCTATCTCTACGGAGAAGGTTAGACCTGAGCTGCTTTGTATGCTTTCTATTACTGCCTTTGCTACTTCTGCTTGATATGGTCTTAGCTTCATTGTGTTACTTGCTTACCTACCTTCTCTAGTTACTTATCACTTACTTACCACCACCATATACCACCACTACATACTCACCACCATCATCACTCACCTTTGTTTGCCCCCCCCTAAAACTTTAGATACTATCATTAAATAAAACCCTTTATAGCTCCTCTGGCGGGCTGAAAGCGGTGGCAGTCGAGGCATAGCCAGCCGACCCTCGTCCACTTTCCTTTGATGCGGGCATAGACGGTCTTGATATCGCCTGCCGGTATGGGCTTCCCCACGTTCAGCCTGGCGATGTATGTGCTTCCCTGGGGACAAAGTAGATGCTTCTGTAGTCTGCTCATTGCGGTGGATACACCCTCACCCTCTCGCCGCTTGCAATTAGAACCGCCTTGCAAAAAGACAGCACGCGAGTGTTCCCGCACAGCCTGAAAAGTCTATATGCAATTTTGAAAGTATTCATCCTGTTTTCTCTTTCCCTTTTAGCCATGGACTACCCCCTTCTACTATTTGTCTACAATAAATGCGGGCTGCGAGGTTGACCCGATTAGATTTTTTTGACAGAAACAATTACGGTGCTCCTAGTATGAGTCTGTGTTCGTAGCGGTCTTGCTTCGGGCTGTACTCGAACCTCAGCCCGACTACACGAAACTTGATGGCTGTCTGGTTACCCAGGCTGTCGGTGACCTGGACTACATCGAATAGCTCCTGTCCACAGTTGGGTGGGATTAGTATGACCCCCCTCTTTGTGGTGAGTCTCATCTTGGCTAAGACGGCACTGGCTACGTCTCCGGCCTGGGCGGTGGTGGGGATGGCGGGGTCTTGCTGGAAGTCTAACCTCTCCCCTACCAAGCCTAGCTCGGTTGAGTCTACCGCCGTGCCGTAGACGGGGTTGCCGTATATGTCTCTGCCGATTATGTAGGCTCGGTTGATGCCTGGCGTCTCGGTGATATACTGGCCGTCCAGGATAATGTGCCAGACATATTTCAGGAGTGACGGGCTGCCGATCGCTATGACCTGCTCTATACCCACCGGGCAGATACGTCCATACATGGCTATGGACGGCGTACCGAAAACGATGGCCTGGGCTATGCCTGATGGGAATATAAACTGCCTCGTGATAAGGGCTGGTGCGCCGAGGGCTATTGCCTGGCTTATGCCTGAAGGGTAGAGAATGAAGCCGAGCTTTGGGGTGCCTAAAGCTGTTTCCTGGTTTATGCCGGTGGGGGATACGAATTGAAGCATTAAGGTGACGGTGGGTGTTCCCAGGGCTACCAGCTGCTCAATGCCTGACGGTGCAATGATAACAGCTCCGGGTTGGACTGCTGGTGTTCCCAGGACTATGAGCTGCTCAATGCCTGATGGATAAAGAATAAGATTTAGTTGGGGTGAGCCATAATCCACCAGTTGCTCGATGCCTGAAGGGCTGATGGTGAAATTGAGCTGGGGTGTGCCGTAGTCAACTATCTGCTCGATGCCTGAAGGCGATATAGTCTGTTGACCAACAACAAGTCCCCAGCCGGCTATTGAGAATACCCACGTGTTTGAGGATAGACCTGAATCCGCGGGGTCTGGCCAGCTATAGGAGGAGTAGGTGATAGTTTTGTAATACTGTGTCCCACCTACCGAATTGCCTCTAAGTCCAGCTGTACCATCAGAAGCTAGGGCAAGCCAGTAGTATGTTCCCTGAGTTACGCCTACGCTGGGGATGCTAAGGGTATTCCACTGGCCGGCGACTATGGCTTGGCTGTCGTTGTTGTAGCTTAGCCTAGCGCCCGGTAAGCCGCTGCTGTCAGCATAAAGCGCCACTTTGACGTTGCCGGAAACATGGCCGTAAACTCTGATTTCGGTCACATTGCCGGTGGCTGTGGCAGCATTTCTACAATAGCGAACTCGCTGTAGTAGAGAGCTGCCCTCCTCTACATTGTTATTGCCAATCAGGCTTTCTGTAGCCATATCACTCCGTGATGGTTACAGCGCTTACTACGAGAGCTTTAGAATCTTATTGGCACCGTTGTCCCAAGCACAAACGATGTCACCACCGTTGGGGGTGCAAGGTAAACCTGTAGCCGTGTCTATAAGCAGGAGCAGTAGGGCGGATTCCGCTCCGGTGTGCTGGTAGAGCACGATGTACTCGAACTGGTCACCGGTCACCGCGGGGAAGGTGACATCGGTAGCATCAAAGACTCCATCGGTGACGCTCTTGCCAGCTAGTGCTCCGCTGACGGCTACTCTGGCCGCTGCTGGTATGTTGGCCAGGGTTTCATGGGTGGCCAGGTTGGGGGTGTAGTCTGCCCCATCTACCAGGATGGCTCGGATATCATTTGTGTCTATGTCGATTGTCCCATCAATCAGGTGCTGCTTGGCTTTGGTGTAAACTTGGTTGGCCAATTCTGTCCTCCTTTCTGTTTAATTCGGAAAGTAAATCGTTGATTTTTCGCTGCTTCTCTCGGATAGCTTCCTTTTCAGCCATGAGCTTTTGATTCTCCTTCTCAAGCTCGATGATGCTCATGTCCTTTAGTGCTTTTGTGGTTTTCATTCTCCCCCTTTCCTTATGTTGGGAATTTGTAGTTATAGACAACTGTGTCTCCTGCCTGGGGATAGACGATGTAGGCGTCCAGGCCAAAGAAGTAGATTACGTCCGGCACCAGGTTAAGAAGTCTCCTGAGAACACTGGCTGCCGACTCCCCAGCGCCGACTTCGAGCTTGGGGTAAAAGCTGGTGATAAGGCTGCTTCTCGACTTGTAGCCTAGCGTGCCCCCTACCGACTGCATAACCTTCTCGATTAGCTGATAACAGGTAAAGTCGTCTGCGCTGCTATTCCACTCCACAGGCTTGTTGAACTGGTAGTGCTCGAGCAACCCCCAGGCATCGGTGCAGTGCATAATGAAGGCTGGCGTGTTGGGCGTCCTGCTGTAGCCGATGTTCTCGATAAAGTAACGGGCGGCCTCTGAGAGCTGGTCTCCTGATGTGCTCTTGTAGCCGAGGTGCAGGTTAACTCTTGAGCCCCTCTTTACCACGGCCAACGAACCGGAGCCTGGCGAGTTATACGTGCCTTTTGAGTTGTCCAGCTCTACGGCTAGCTCCGATGGCTGCTCGGGATCCACGGCCTCAAGGATCCTGGCGACTTTCGAGACTAGGAGAGTAATTTTATCTCCGGCGCCTGAGCCTGCGGTGGGGGGCGTCCACGAACCAGGGCATTGTGTTCTCCAGACCTCGTTTGGCTGCGTAGCCCAGATATACTCTCCGCTGGGGTCGGCGGCTAAGGCCATGCCTCTTGAGGCGCTGGTTTCAATGACGCTGGCTTTATTCCAGTTGTAGTCAAAGAAATCTGAGCCTGGCTTTAGTCTGAATATCCAGGGCTGGTTCTGGCGGGCTAGGGATAACAGCGGATTGGTGCAAGATGTGGGGGGCTTTAACAGATAGGGACCCGAGACGTCCAGGGTTTCGCCAGCCAGGGCTTCGAGGACTGCCTGATACCTCTCCCAGTAGGTGCTGCTCTTTACTTGCCGGCTCCAAGCGGCACGCTGCTCTTGGGTCATTTGGCTATAGCCTACCGGCCTACCGGTGGTGAACTGCCTGAGCCTTACCTGAGCAGCAACGTCTACTCTGGCTCTGCCCAGTCCTATCTTAACATCTGTAGCCCAGGTGCCGGCGGTCTGGCGGTAGCCGTCTCCGTAAACCATTCGGACTACTGAAAGATAGCTCCCCTCAAGAACTAGGGCGATGATATTCCAGTCGCCGTCATAGTACATGGCCAGGTCTGAAATCTCCCAGTCTCCGGCTCTCTGGCCTAGACCGGTGCTCCAGCTCCCCCCAGTCCTTTTCTGGATATAGAGGCTGGTGGGGTCGTTGATATCTGAGGCGTGGACGATAGCACAGTCGCCGTTGGGCTTAAAGGCGAGGGCTATGCCTCGCTCACAAGGGCGGGCGTTTGACATATTAACCCAGGCTGCCCAGGTAGCTCCATAGTCTGCTGATTGCCGGCGGTAGAGGGTGGATGCAGCCATCGAGGCAACGATAACATTAGCTCCCAGGGAGGCGATGGCGACTTTGGAAACAGCGGGGACGCCACCGAAGGATGCTCCCCAGGATGAGTAAGTTGACCCCGGGCCGGGGCTGGTTACCCTGGAGAGGTAAAGGTTAGCGCCGTCCTTGCGGACCCGAATAAGGCTACCGTCTCCTGGCATGGTGACGCCGTGGGATTCCTTCTCCTCGCTGCCTGAATAGAAGCGCTCCCAGCCGAAGGCTTCCCACTGGATGCTCGAGGACTGAGCTGGGTGGCCGTAAGCCTGCACCTCAACCTTCACCAGGGGCTTCCTGGGTGTACCTGTTTTCTGTGCCTCGAGTAGGGCGTCACTTAGGCTTCTCATTTCTTTACCCAGATTATGTAAACTGCTGAGACCACCAGCAAGACGATGCCGACTACGGTTAGCCAGTCAAAGACTAACATCCCCTCACCACTATATGTAGGTGCGTTTTTAAGCTACTACCTATTGTATTGGAGCAGTTCTTCTGCCAGGACTCCGACGTGGTATAGGGTGTCGTTGGGGGCAATGGCTTTTCTCCAGTCTATGTTGGTCTGCGCCAGGGCATAAACAGTGTCTCTGCACCTGATGGTTTTCATTAGCTCGAGCTGCATCTGCACGTACTCAGGGGATCGTACCTTGCACGGCCCGGGCTTATCGATGCCGGTCTGCTCCTTGACGAACTGCTCGGCGTCGTAGGCCAGGGTTACCAGGTAATCCCAGTAATCCTGAGCCTGCTTGATGTTGTAGCAGGTGGTTACACCCCCCTTGTCTTTGGCCTCGCTGAATACCGTGGCCGGGTTCTGCTCGCTATACTTGGCTGCGGTATCATTCAATACCCGCTCATGGAATAGCTTGATATCGAGAGGTTTAATTTCTACGGCACCTGGAGCGGATGCTCCAGGGCTACCCTGGATTTCTTGCTGTGGCTGTGCTGGCTGGGCTTGTGCGCCATTTATAGCACCATTGGCCATAACAAGGGCTGCCTGCGCCTGCGCGGTGGCGGTCTTTTCTTTTTGCTTATCAATGCCGGCCTGGGTGACGATGTAGAAGATGCCGGCTAAGACCGCGGCCAGGGATGGGACCATGTCCATGAGTTCAGTTTGCGCCCCTGGCTCCTGGATGAAAAGGGGGATCAGCGTGGCCAATATGGTGATGATGAAGGCGCTGTATTTCTTCTTGCCGTCTAAGAACTTTTGTATCATGTCACTCTCCTTTTTTTAGTTTATGTCAACCTCAGCTTCGAGCTTTCTCCCGCTAAGGGTTATGTAAAGTAAAACGGCTTCGCTAGCTTCGATTTTAAGCCCCTCAAATTCATTTTAGGTCTAATCATACCCCCCAGGGCGGTTCGTCAAAGTGCCTCTTTTTTCTGCCGCCTCATGGGGTCATTCGACCAGGGCTGCCAGGGTATCGGGGACGGGCTTACCGTTTTCCGTGTAGTGCCTCATCAGGTGCTTGGCAGCGTCAAGAATCTGCTGCTCGGTTGCCTCGACCCTCTTACCTCGGAATCCACCACGGCTTAGGGCTGCCACGGCTGCTGAGCAATGCTCCCAGTCCGTAGTCCTGTAATGCCCTATCTTGCCTTTGATGGCTCGGAAGATGGCTTTGGTGTGATGCGGCAGCTTCCACGTCTCCGTGGCTTCCTTATCGCCAACGATGGCGAACGCCTGCCATGGCAAGCCTTCCTTTAGCCTGGGTAACCCTGCCTCGATTTTTTCTCGAGATGATTTTTTAGTGTCACTCATTGTCGTCTCCTTGATAGAATTGACTTATTTTGAGCTTTCGGTCTCTGCCGAAGCGCTTTAGCTGGGACTTGAACTCTTTGAGCATGGCGTTGCCCCAGGTCTGATAGTCTCTGTCTGCCTGCTCCCCCCCAAAGCCGGAGGTATCAGTGCGGTACTGCGTCTGAGCTAGCACGGCATAAGCGGCAGCTCCCAGGGCGAGGATATCCTCTAGGTACGTGGGAATGGTGCTGGTGCTGCCGTCCAGGGTGTGAACCTTACCCCAGTAGATGTAACAGTTGTCGCCGTCTCCCTCTACGTCTCCTATTAAGGTGATGATGTCGGCATAGACGGAGAAGCGCTGAAATTCCCTGGGGTGCTCATCGATGGGAAACTCTACCCTGTCCACCGAGACTCTATCGGTCAAGGTGGTTAAGGCTATCTCACGGCTGCCGTCTGTGGTGGCGATGGTAGACTTCATTTCCCTGGGGATGTAGCGGGATAGCTCGGCTAGCGCTCTGGCGATAGCTCTCTCAATCTCATTGTCCTGCCAGCGATAGTTAGAGCTGTCCTCGTCCTTCAGGTCTCGCCTGACCAGGGTTCTCATTGCTGATAGTATCATTTCGTTCCTCGTCTCCCCTTTATTCGGTTAGTGGTGGGGGGTGAAGCTATCCGCCATGGTGACGGCGTTGCTCTCGCCCCCCACCTACCCAGGAGGTGAATCCCTAACAGAGGCTTAACCTCCGCCTCTGTTAGGCGGTTAATTAGCTCGCTAT